TTCGAAATGAGTTCAACATCCACCTTAGCCCCGGCTAAGGCCGGAGGATTCACCCAGAACACCAGTGGATTACCGCTCGGATCTGGTGCCCATTCCTCCGGAGTAGCCGGCGGTGCGAGATGCCACCCGGGAAAGTACGAATCCAGTGAGTCGAGCTTTATCATCTCGAGCGCCGCAATCGGCACGCTAGTAGTTGGATCGAGCGAGCGGATGCACGCTTTGATTCCGACCGAACCAGCAGGAAGAACCTGCTTCGTGCCGGACACTAGCGTCAGCGTGGTATAGGTGGTGAACTGATTCGGAAGGAGGGTAACGAGGGCTTGAAGGCCCTCGTTTACCCAATCGAGCAATTCACGCACCGCCCACTGCTCGTTGCGTGGATCATTCAGAAGCCGAGAAGCTTCGCTGATGATGTCCCTACTCGTCGCCAAGCTTCACCGCCTCGAAAGCTGCTTCGGCTTCCGGGGTGCTGACGGGGAATCCGGTATGCTTCTCCAGGCCCCGAGCGAGCGGAGCGCCATCCAGCCCGAAGTCCTTCGAGTCGCCTTCATTGATAACGGTCTGCACAGCTACTTCGATCTGCGCGGCGCGCTCTACGCGCGCGGCTGCAACCTCTTCGGCCGTAGGCCCAAGCGGTTCGTCGTTGTCTGACAGGATCGTTCCACCATGAGCTACAATCTCCATGGCACAGTATTCGCTGGTATCCACTACTTCATCTTTCTCGACGATCATCGAATGACCGCTCGTGAAAATGAGGTGCATCTTCTTGTGCGCCTTGACCTTCATACTACCTCCGAAGAAAGAATGCCCCGGCACAATTGCCGGGGCACTTACTACTTCTTTCCTTCGGCTTACAGCGCGGTGGTGATTACCATGACACCAAAATCTTCGTTGGTGCCCGCTTCGTACGGAGCGTAGAACACCGGCTTTTTGAAGCCGATGAGCTTGCCTACCGCGATGCCCGGGGTGTTGCCGTAGTCGAAGTGATCGCGCTCGACCCACTCCGGTGCGCCGAGATCGACGAATGCCAGAGCCTGCGCGCCGCAGAGCAGCACGTGAGCGCCGTCTACATCCGCGTTGGTGCCCCACTTCCAGCCGGGCCAACCCTGATTGGTTACCGTACCCGTAGTAGCGCCGAGGGTGTTGAACACGTTGATGTTCTCGTGAATCACGAGCCCGTCGACCGTCATGATGGCACCGCTGAACAGCGAGTTGCTGTCACCGCGGACTCCAGCATTACGGACGTTGGCGAGGAAGTCGGTATCGAGCTTCAGCTTCGCCATCGAAGACGGATGCATGAACACGTGATACAGCTCCTGACCAGCACCGGCCTTCAGTGAACGCAGACGGCGCTGCTTGGCGAAAGCCTTGGCAGCGACGAGCATCGCATAAGACGGTGTATCGGCAGCGGCCACGGTCGTGGTGGAGCCAGTGGTCAGAACTTTGGTGGTGCCGTTCCAGCGGAAGTAACGCTTGGTCGACGGAGCGGTAACATCCGCAGCGAACGACAGGTCATACAGCGCGTAACCCACGGTGGCGGTGCGGCTGTAAGTACCAACGCCAGTGCCCGTAAAGCCAGTGCGTGTAGCGCCGTTCGGCTTGATGCGATAGTCGATACCCGACAGGGTATTGAACGCCAGCTCGTCGACAATGTTGGCAAGCCAGAAGCCCAACACATCGCGCGAGGTTTCGCGGAACTTCACGATCGACTTCTGTTCGGCGACGCGTCCCGCGATTTTATTCGCGTTACGAATCTGATCGATCTGGACCTGCTGGTCGTAAGCCTTGATCGCCTCTTCGGATCCTTCGATCGAGTAGTCGCCCATCGCGCCTTCATTCGCGAGGTCAGCGACCAGGGTAACCACGGCCTGCGTGCCGCGGTCGCTCTTGGTCAGCTCGGTGATGCGCTGGATAGCAGTGTTCGGGCCTTTGCCCGCCATCTGCATGACGAAGCTGTTCTGTCGGGCGGTATGCCAAACGTCGCGGCTCCAAGTCTTTTTCTGGTAGGTCGTAAGCGCGGAAAAATTTGTAGTGGCCATCTTGCCCTCTCCTTGGCTAAAGCGTTATGCGCGCTCGGGGTTTCTGTCCCGGCGTCGCGAAAGTTGTTCCTGTACTACGCACGCCGTTCCGTGGCGCTTCCGATATGGCATGCTGTGATGCGTCCACAGCCGACGATGTTGTGAAGTGTGACTAAATAGAACGTGGGGCTGCTACTTTCGTGGGAGTGACTTGGCATACGCGAGAACTGCTTCGAGCTCCCCGACGGAGGCGTCGCTTCGAATGCGGTTGGCGCGGTAGCTTATGACGCGGACATTGTCGTGGACATATCCACGCGCCGGATTGATGCGATCGAGTGACGGACTGTACTCGGAGGCATTTCCGACCCCTACTTCAAGTGGTTTTCCGAGAACGGGGCAATGCGTGGGTATGACCAGTAGATTGGGCATTAAGCCGAACGGAATAACCAGTTTCTTGGCCCTTCGTTTCGCCTGAGACACGAGGCGCGGACGAGGATCGAGGCGATGCGCGTCGCGCCGTTTGGTTGATATACAGGGCGCGCAGCTGCGGTGCCTCCTCGCCACCAACTTTTTTGCAATCGGGGTTCCGCATAATACACAGGCGCCTTTTCTGACGCCTGTGTACTTCGTCCAGCGAGCCCCCTTCTTCCCGGCCACGTCTTCCTTTTAGAGTGTATCTCCGCGCATGCGGCGCTTCGTAGCTTCCGGCAGCTTGTCGAAATCTTCCTCCGACATCTCATCCAGCGATGGATCGCTGTCTTCGTTCTTGGGGATCACGCCGCTGGTGGGTTGCTTCTTCGCTACGTCGAGTTTTGCCGCGCGTTGCGCTGCCGTTGGGACTTTCTTCCCCGCCTTGGTCGGTGCCGGCTCGGCTGTTTCGGCTTCCCCGAACCCGTATTCCTGCGCCATCATCTTCGCTGCTTTTCCCATGGCTTCCGCCGGCGTATAGCCGCGAGTCTTGTATGCTTCAAATAAGGCCAGAGTCTCTTCGGTGATAGCGTCGTCGTATGTATCAGAGTTGGGATCGAACACGGGGTACTTCGCGGTGAGCGACTTGACTGCCTGCTTCAAGTCCATCTCGGTCGTTACCCGCTCGGTAACATTCTGGAGCGGAGCAGCCATCTCGGCCTGCAGCACTGCGCGCTCGGCGGAGCGAATCTCTTTACGCAGCGCCAGGGCCTTGTCGGTATCTCCGTCGAGGATCGCCTGCACCTGCTCCTTTTCCTTGCCGTCGAAGTCAAACGCGTTCGCTTGCTGCGTCGCTTCCCGCTGCGCTGCTTGTTCGCGCAGCTTCGCTTCCGCCGCCTTCATCCGCGCGTTGACCTGATCGAACCGATCACGCGGGATGCTCTTCGAGCGTTCCGCTTTCGGAACTACCGGCTCGGGTTCATTGTCTGCTTTCGGAACTACCGGCTCGGGTTCATCGTCGTCCTCCGCCTTAGCGGAGCGTTTCGCCGGTGCTTCGGGTTCGGGCTCGAATGCATCGCCGCGGTCGCCGGATACTTCGCCGGGTACTTCGCCGTCTTCCGGCGTATCGATCTCATCGTCTGCGCCGGTGCGAGCCAGCGCAGCAAGGGCCTCGGGTGAAAGGTTCTTTACTTCGTCTTTCGGCGCTGCCGGGGCCGTCTCCGTATTTGTCGTACTCATTTACCCTCCAGTGGGGATTTGCTTTTGATTGGATAACTTTGCCCGGTTGTCCATCGATTTCATGAGCGATGTGTACCGGGTCGTTTCGAGTTTCGCCCCGATGTGCATGGCGGCTAGCTCCTTCTTGTTCTGCAGGTTTGCGGCCTGCTTCATCAAGTCATTTCGCTGGGCTTCCAGCTGCAGCAAGCGCTTATCAGAAATCTGCTGAGCCTGCGCTTCGTCCTGCGGCATCTGCGATCCGGCCTTCGCATTCGCGAGTGCAGCGTCCGCGCGCAGCTTGTTAATCTCCGCATCGAGCTTCTCCATCTGCATCTGGATCATCTGCTCTTGAATCTGCTGCTGCTTCTGCTGCTGCTGCTGCTGCTCTGGTGTCGGTTCCGCGAGCCCCTCAATATGCTTGAGCACCTCAGCAATCTCCGCCTTATTCGCGAGATGGCTCTGCTGCACGATGAAATGGCCCGGGATCGGAATGCCGGCGTCACGCAGCTGCACACCTTCGCGGAACTGCATATCCTGCCAAGTGTCGCGTTGCGGCGCGGACGACACTATGAGCTCGTATTTACCGAGCGTGAGGTCATCCAGCAGATTGCTATTGATATTGAATTGCTGTGTCTGCGGATCACTCGAGCGCCAGTCGGTCGCGGCGATCACGCGGGGTTCAGTGTAGAAGCGTTGAACGAGCTGCATGATTTTGCGCCCGAGCATCATGCGCGAACGATTCAGGTTATCGAACACCGGCTGCAACCCGGCCATGGCCGTGGACTGCGCGCGCTGCATGGCGACGCCGGCGATATCCGTCTTCATCTCCTGTCCTACGAGCGGGGTAACGCCCGGGATATCGGAGATGTAGAGTGCTGACTTCTTCGCGATGTGGTCGAGGCCGGTCGGTATGGTGTTCGGAGATATTTTGGTCGGCGGCTGCCGATTACGCCCGTGCACAATAACGAGGCCGGTTTCAGCCCCGCGATCTTCCAGTTCTTCCGGGGTCATATTCACCAGTGAGCCCGCTTCAACGTGCCACCCGCTATTGGCGGTGGTGTTCACGATGTGAAGCATCTGGCTCTCGGTTTTGTTCAGCTGGTCCTGCGGTGAAATCAGCTGCCTCATCACGCCGACGGGCTTGCCGCGCCGGAAGTAGGGGAAGAACGGGATAATCGTGAAGTCGTCGTACGGAGACCATTCGTCGAACAACGTCACCTGATCGCAGCTTACCGTCCAGCGAATGCGCTTCACCAAACGCTTGCGCACGCCGAGGTGCGCCATATTGGCCACGCGGCTGATCCGATCGGTGTCCCACTCGTCGGGTATACGGCTGATATCCCCGGTCTGCAGGTCAATAAATTCTTTAACCATGCCGATCTTGCGATACTGCCGATCGATGATGCGCACGGTGCGGATCAGATCCGCATCGATCCCGGACCCGACCGGTGACATGCCCTGACCGAATCGAATCGATTGAGATCCGAAGTAATCCCCGCTCTCGACGGAGCCTCGCACGAGATCGGCTTTCGCCTTTCCGTACGTCGCTTCCACGTCTTGCGGAGACCACCATTCGGTGGTGATGACTTCCGGCCACTCTTCGGGGTCGTACTCTGAAGCCTGCGGCGATAGCAGCACATGACGCGGGTCACGTGCTTTGATGCGAATGTCCCCGAATATATTAGTTTCGAAATCGAGCCGTACATCAAGGAAGCCACGATCGGTGATCAACCCGTCGTCGACCATGTCGCTCTCGCAGAACTGGTACTTGTTGTTGTGCAGGATGGAATCCGACACCTGGGTCATTAGTTGCGCCTGCAACTCCGTGGTGTCCTTACCCGCCTTGTACATGATGTCGGCGCGTGTGCTGCCGTAGTGCCCCTTGATCGCGTTGATCGTCTTGAGCGCCATATTGATCGTAAGCGCCGGGCGATCGCCTAGCGCGGCGAGCGTGTCATCTTCCCACTGATCGCCGACGTAATACCGGTCGTGCTTATCTGCATCCCGTGTGAACTGCTGGTGCCCGTTGACGTACGCATCATTGAACGCGGACCAGTTCTCGCGCGCGGCGTCTCCGTCGTTACTATCCCACCCTGCGCCCTTCTTATCGCTCATCAATAAATCCTGGTTGGCGTCCCTGCCATGTACCACTTCCTTGTTCGTGGCTCCCGGTAATCAGCGCGCCAAACCTTGTCCTAAGTCCGGCGGCGGTTCGTTATATATAAGCTGGTGCCAGTCTTCCCAGCCCATCGGCTCTTTACCGGCCGACTGCGCGCCAGCCGCATAATCTTCGTACTGCGTACGCCTGCGCACGGTATCGCCGGCACCACCGACGCGGCCGGGCATTGCCGGACCCAGATCGGTGGGTTTGTACTGCTGATCGGGGGTCTTCCGCATCTGCGAGAAGCGGTCGTTCTTGAAATCAGACGCTATGGACTGGAGCGCAGACCATAGGCTGGTCTTCTGATATTTATCGGCCATGGTA